ATGGCTCAGGGTATGGGTGGCTTTGGCCGGTCCATGAAAATGCTATGGTCACAGTTGTTCTTGTTCACGTTCTTATACCAAGGAATCATGACTCTAGCTGGCGGGCTTTTTAAGGCGTTACAGACTAACGCACAATTTTCAGCTAGTTTAAATCAAATTAAGGTCAATTTACTAACTGCATTTTATCCAATTTACCAAGCAGCTTTGCCCGCGATAAATGCTTTGATGTCAGCCTTAGCTAAAGTAACTGGCTATATTGCTGGATTTATATCCACACTTTTCGGAATGAACATCGGTGATGCATTCAACGGTGCACAAGGACTGATGAATAATGTCCAAGCCCTAGATGATACGGGTAGTGCTGCTTCTGACGCCTCAGACGGTTATGATGAAATGGCACAATCCATACGTGATTCTAATAAGCAGCTAAAAGCACAACATGACCAAACTGAAGCGGCAAGAAAAAAAGTCAAAGAATATAAACGATTACTAGCAGGGTTTGACGAATTAAATATTTTAGATTTTAGCAATGACTCTGATGAAGATTTCTCGGACCCTTTTGTACCGCAAGAAATTCCTTCGAAACCTAAGAATCCTAATGCTGGAGGGAGTAAAGCGCCTTGGGCTGATTTTGGTTCAGCAACAGTTCCAGAAACTCCCAAATGGTTAACGGACTTTGCCAAAAAATTTAAAGATATTATGTCTCAACTTTTTGACCCTATAAAAAAAGCCTGGGATGCACAAGGTCAAAAAGTCATTGACGCCTGGAAATACGCTCTTAGAGAAGTTGTCGGATTGATTCAAGCGATAGGTAAATCGTTCATGGAAGTTTGGACCAATGGAACCGGGCAAAGGTTTGTTGAGAATCTTCTAATCCTCTTAGCAGACGTACTAAGTATTATTGGGGATATTGCAGGTGCCTTTAAGAGAGCTTGGGAAGACAATGGTCGAGGAACAGCATTAATCCAATCGATTTTCGATATGTTCAACTCTATATTAGAGTTGCTCCATCAAATTGCAGTATCATTTAGAAACGCTTGGAATGACGGAGTGGGCGAACGTATAGCAGCAAATATTCTTGAAATATTTACAAACATCAACAATACTATTAGCAATTTGGCCGATCGTCTTTCAATTGCGTGGCAAATTGGAAACATCGGTGAATCGATATTTAGACGTATTTTAGGTATTATTGAAGGTTTACTAGTAAATATTAATAATATTACGAAATCAACAGCTGAATGGGCTAAAAAGCTCGATTTCACCCCTTTGTTACAGTCAATAGATGGATTATTGAAATCAATACAGCCGTTAACCAAGAATATCGGTGCTGGTCTGGAATGGTTTTATAAAAATGTTCTATTGCCATTAGCAGGCTTTACAATAGAAAAGCTGATTCCAGCATTCTTTGATGCGTTGGCGGGAGCGATTGATCTCGTAAATGGCATTATAAATGGTTGTAAACCGGCTTTTGATTTCTTGTGGAACTCTATATTAAAACCACTGGCTGAATGGACCGGAGGTGTCATAGTAGATGTCTTGAAAAAGATTGGTGAAGCATTAAGTGCGCTAGGCAACTGGATATCTGAACACTCAGAAGGTTTTTCAGCTTTTGTAACAGTGTTTGGTACGTTCGCCAGTGTATTAGCAGGAGCTAAAATCGCAAGTTCGATCGTTGGAATGATAGCCCCGATGATGGAATGGATTACTTTGATTAAATCAGGTAAGGATGTTTTAGATTTATTTTCAATAAGTATTAAGGGAGTTGTAACTGCTCTTGGTGGACCTTGGGCGATAGCTATCGCCGCAGCCATTGCTGTTGGTGTTTTATTATGGCAAAACTGGGATGTTATTAAAGAAAAGGCCGGTCAATTGAAAGATTGGATTGTCGGTAAATGGGATGCGATAAAAAATGCTACCTCAACGGCTTGGGATAACGTAAAGAATTGGACCTCAGAAAAATGGGAAGCTGCAAAGAATGCAGTTACTTCAAAAGCCAATGATATTTATAATGCTGCTAGAGATAAATTTACCAACACAGCTAACACTGTTCGTGATAAAGCAGGACAAGCTAAAGAATGGGTATCTACCAAATGGTCTGATTTGAAGAACGCCACGTCATCTAAATTCGAAGAGATACGCTCAACTGCGGGTTCTAAAATGAATAGTGCTGCAGAAGCGGTTCGATCAGGTGCCGAATCAGCCAAAAGTAAAGCCGTATCTGCATTCTCTAGTCTAAAGGATGGAGTTGGTGGACATTTAAATTCAATAAAGACTACTGCTTCAGATGTCTTCAAGAAGGTCGGTGGCTGGGCATCTAACTTACCTGGCGACATTGCAAAAGGTCTATCAAGCGGACTCAATACAATTAAACAAGCTATGAATAATATCGCCAATGGATTAGCATCAGGAATTGGGAAAGGCGTCAACGGTATCATATCAGGAGTTAACTGGGTTATGAGCAGCTTAGGGGCTGGATGGCGGCTTTCTTCATGGCAAGTACCATACTTCAGTTATGCGTCTGGAACGAATTCGCACCCCGGTGGTCTAGCAATGGTAAATGATGGCGATGGTAGTAATTGGCGCGAAATGTACAAATTGCCAAATGGACAGGTTGGTATGTTTCCAAATCAAAAAGATTACATGGTCAATCTCCCTAGAGGGACTCAGGTGTTAAATGGCCAAGACACCAATAACTTTATGAGTAATATTCCTCATTACAAAGGTGGATTAATCGATAGCGTTAAGAATTTCTTTGGCTCAATCAGCCCGAGCGCTTTATTAGATCGTGCATTCGAAAAGTTCGTTGATGTAGCGGGATTACCGGAACCGGGAGCTTCGATGGCTTTAGGTGCAGCGAAAAGGATTAAATCCAGTGCCTTTCGGGTTGTCAGTGATCGTATCTCTGAGTTATTCAGACTAGATCGAGAAAACGATAGTAAGAAAAAGGGATTTGCAAATGGAGGTAGAGTTGATCATTTTGGATGGTACAAAATGTCTGAAGGCAATAACACTGAATGGGTTGTTCCAGTAACTAAGCCAGAACTAGCCTTTCAAAGAATCAACGAAGCGCTTGATTTCATGGGGTATGATGGTATCCCTGATTTAACAATGCCAGAAGTATTTAGAGATTCATCTGATAGTTATACTGGTTCAAGTTCATCTGGTAAAAAGAATAAAGGTTTTTCTATTACTGGTAATGGGATGGAAAACTTATCAGATAATCTACTTTCAAGTCTTGGTAATACAATCGCGAATGCCATTATCAACGCGCTCTCTAATTTGGATCTGAAGGGGAACGACGGGCCCTTGGAAGTTGTTCTAGAGGTAGATTCAACTAGATTAGGACAAGTAACTGTACGAGGCATTAATCAGTATCATGAACAGATAGGAAATGTAGAACTAAACTTATAAGGAGATGAGCTAATGGATTTCTTGATATCAGGGTCAAATGTAGTAACGCCAAAAGAATTATCTGTGAGCATACAAACCTTAGACAGTGGTTCTAGCGGAAGAAATGCTAATGGAGATATGGTTCGCGATATTCTTGGAAGAAAAACTAAATTAGATGTAAAGTGGGGACCTTTGGAAATTTCAGAGGTCTCTTTAATTTTACGATTAATTGATTCTGCTTTTTTCACTGTTAGGTATCTTGACCCGCAAGAGGCGGGGTTAATTACAAAAAAATTCTACTGTGGAGATCGAACAATTCCGGTTTATTCATGGAATGAAAAATTTTCAAATATGATGTGGCAAGGATTGTCCGTATCGCTAATAGAGGAGTAGGTGAAGAGCAATGTTGATAGTTTCAAATGAATTCTCTGAAGCCTGCAAGGATAAAGAACGGGAAGTATTTGCGCGAGTAATAGTTAATGACGAAACAACTTATCTTAAAGATAAGATTAAGAAAATTGATTTTTCTACAGGTGCCTTAGGAGGAGAAAGTTTTCAAATTGGATCAACACAATCAGCCACAGTAAAGATTGTATTCTCGGAAATCATTGAAGGTTTAAAAGAGTTAGATGTAGTAAGAGTAGAAATAGGCTTTAAAATTCGAGGAACAGGTTTGCCTTCAAATATAAATCATGTTTCAAAAATCGGTAGGGCGAAAGTAGGAAGAGCTAGATTAGTAAGCTATGTTCCCGATAGGTATGAGTTTGTACCTCTAGGAACATTCTATATTTCAGGTCGAGTCGATCCAGACAGAAACGAAAAAACCACGACTGTAGAAGCCAGAGATGGCTTTGTTTTTTTGGAAGAAACATATGAGTCGCAGTTGAACTATCCTGCTAAATTAGCCGATGTAGCATTAGAAATAGCGAATAAAAGTGGATCAGTTATTGATCCTGTCTCTTTTAACCATCTGAGCAATTACACGCTCAGTAAGCCGATTGGATACACATATAGGCAAGCTATCGGATTAATCGGACAATTTGAAGCAGGGTTTGTTTGTTTTGATAGAGAAGGCAAACTATCAATTCGAACGTTATTAGATCCAAACTTCAAGATTGAACCTAATGAATACTTTTTAAAAGGACTTACAAAAAGTGAATTACTTTACCAGCCTAAAGGAATGACTTGTAGAGTGGTTAACAAAACAGATGAATCGAGTGATGAGACAACAGTCCTTCAGTCAGGTTCAACAAATGGACCACAAGTTTCTCTGGATAATAACTTGATGACACAGATACTTTTAGATGACGTTTTCCAGAAAATGAAGTATATCAACTTTTACCCAATTTCCTTGAAATGGCGAGGTAATCCTGCTCTCGAAGTGGGAGACTGGGTAACGATGACAGACAGAGAGGGCAAGCAATTTAAATCCCCAATTCTAAATTATTCAATGACTTTTGATGGTGGTTTTAGCTCGACTGTCAGTGCTGATACAAAAGCTTATTCGGGAAATGTCTCAACATACAAAGGACCTCTACAGCAAAAACTTGATGACATTGATTATAGGATAGATGCCGCAGGAAAGAACAATGTCTATGAAGGTCCTGAAGAACCAAAAAATCCCAAAGAAGGAGATATTTGGTTTAAGAAAAATGGACCCGATGATGAGATATGGGTTTATAAACAAACAACACCTGGAGTATTCGAATGGGTAATGACCACATCCACTGCCCTTGAAGAAAGTGTTAAGGAGCAAATTGAAAACTCTACGCCGAAAGACGAAATTGTTAAAACAATCAATTTAAGCGATGAAATGGATGGCAAAGAGTGGCTTAAAATTAAAGGAGCAAAGTTATGGCTAACTGATGAAACAAAAATAGAAAATGCCATTATCACTTCTGCAATGATTTCTTCAGTTGATGCGGGAACAATTATTGTTGGAACTCTAGACGCTTCAAAAATAAGAGTCACTAATCTTGATGCGTCAGCTATTTCAACAGGTACACTCGATGCGACCAAGATAAAGGTTAAAAATCTTGATGCTTCTGAGATTACAACGGGGATATTAAAAGCCATAAGTATCCAAGGTGTCACAATATCTGGGGCGACAATAACTGGTGGAAAGATAACCAGTGATGGATCGGATTTCAGTACTATATTAGAAAACGGAGTTATCAAGTGGATTCGCAAAAGCGATAATAGTGAAATATTTAAGATGTATCCTTTAAATATTTCTGCTGGAACTCAAAGCTCAGTTGGTTTCAAGCTGGGTGCTAATGGTTTTTTTAAGTTGGAAGGAACGAGTGAAAAACAGGCGTTAAGTTTTGCAGATCAAATATTCCAAGTGAATTTAGAAAATAGTTTAGCTACATTTTCAATAATGGCTAAAAAGAATACAAATAATAGCAGCTCAATTTCAGCTTTGCCTGGCAGTGACTTAACACTAACCAACATAGTCGCAGGGAAAATATCGAATATCGCGATGCGCGGTGGGTCAACAAGTCTTTCTGGTTCGTTCAGTGTTAGTGGAACCAAAAATGCATTAGTGCGCACGGTGAATTTTGGTGAAAGATTACTTAACGCGTATGAAACACCAGAATATTTATTTGCAACTTATGGTAAAGACTGTACGAATGAAGATGGGTATGTAGAAATAGAAATTGAGAGAATATTCTTGGAAACAATTAGCACTGATTCAAGAAACTATCATGTATTTGTTTCACCATACAGTAATTCAAATGCGTATGCCTGCTATTTAGAGAGTGATAGATTTCTCATTAAATCAGATAAACCGAATGTCAAAGTGAGTTGGCAATTAGTTGCTTATCGTAAAGGTTATGAGGATTTCTATCTTGAAACACCGAAGAGCAATGATGAAAAATCGCCTGATCCTATTCAATATCCTATGACAAATCAGGAAGTAAATGAAGGAGTATCAAGTATTATCATTCCGTACAAGGAGCTGAAAGTATGAACGAGAATGGATATGAAGTAAATGCAGAAAGCGTTATTGATCAGTTGTTAAAAAGACTATCTCAAGTTGAATTGGAGAATGCTTCCTTAAAAGCTGCTCTTGAACAATTTTCAAATAATAAACAAAACGTAACAAAAGAAGGTGAGTAAATGGCTTATGAAAAGCAAACTTGGGTCTCATATGATGACAATAAAACTGAAGAACAAAATATTCAGGATGGTGCAGTAGTCACCGCCGAAAGAATGAATCATTTAGAGAACGGGCTGGATCAACATGGAAAAGATACGACTAATCCACATAAAGTAACTAAAGCACAGGTTGGTTTAAGTGATGTAACAAATGTGGAGCAAGCTAGTAAAACGGATTTTAATTCTCACTTATCGAGTAAAACTAATCCACATGGGGTTACTAAAACACAAGTGGGGCTAAGTAACGTTGACAATTATGGAACTGCTTCACAAGCTGAGGCTGAGATTGGATCAGCCCCAGATAAATTCATGACTCCGTTACGGACCAAACAATATCTTAGTTCTCGTATGGCAACTCAAACAGAAGCAGAGGGCGGAACAAGTTCAGAAAAGTTGATGACGCCATTGAGAACCAAACAGCATGTAGATAAGCGGATAGCTACTCAAACAGAGGTTACTGATGGGGAAGCCAATGATAAACTCCTGTCTCCTAAAGGACTTGCCGATACAATTAAATTTACGGAAGTGTTTTTACCGGGTAGTACATTGAGTAATGTAGCAATTGAGGGGACGTTGGTACCACACGGGAATACTGCTGGAGGGTCATTAAATTACATCAAAAATAGACCCTATACTGTCAATAGCGATGGATCGTTTACATTCAAAAGAGCAACAAATTTATTAGTGACTGGAGGTATGAAGCTAGTTGTTGGTGATACAAATCCAACTGACTATTTATATATCAATGCATATGTAAATAATGCCTTGAATGAGTTTATTGCTTTGGGTGCTACCGCAGCTACCAACGGAACACTTCGATTGACTTGGTCAGCGATGGGGCAAAGGGTTATTTCTGTCAATAGCGGGGATGTACTATCCTTAAAAATTGGATTAAGATCAGGGAAACAAGCATTTGCAGTGCAATTAACGTCACTAAAAATTGAAGAGGTATAACTTGTTTCAGCACACTTTCGAGTGTGCTTTTTATTTTGATTGGAAGGTGGAATTTATTTTGGAAAAATATTTAAATGCAGCATCTATCGTAACAGGGGTGCTGGGCGGTGTAATGGTCAGTTGGCTTGGAGGGATGGATGCAATTTTGCACGCGTTGGTATATTTGGTAATTGTGGATTACTTAACTGGATTATTAAAAGCATGGAATTTGAAAGAAATCAGTAGCAGAATCGGATTTATTGGATTGATTCGAAAGGTATTGATCTTTGTAGTTATTGCAGTAGCAGTGGAAGTAGAAAAGGTGATCGGTAGCTCGATTCCGCTTCGTGAGATCGTCATTATGTTTTATTTAGCTAACGAAGGCATTAGCTTCTTAGAAAACATTTCAGTGTTCATTAATTTTCCAGATCAAATTAAAGATGCTTTTTTGCAAATTAGAGGAACACATGATGAAAAGGAGGAAAAATAAGATGGATATGAAAAAAGCAAAAGAAGCTTACGAAAAATCCGATGATAAAAATGTCGGTCTACAGCCTCAACCGAAAGAGATCGAAAATATCAAAGAAAATAAAGAGGAGAAAAAATAATGGCCATTAATATTGAAACGGGTTTAGCTGTTGTTCAGCGTTTCGTAAACAACTGCAGCTACAGCATGTATGGCTCACGATATTACACAGATGGCACTTGTGATTGCTCAGGGTCTGTCTACCGTATTTTACGTGAATCGGGTGGCTTTGATTATGGATATATTCCGAGTACCGAAACGTTGCACGATTACCTTACGAAGTTAGGATATGAAAAGATCGCCGAGAACAGTGACTTTCCGATGCAACGCGGAGATATCATCATCTGGGGACAAAAAGGATACTCTGCCGGTGCCGGTGGTCACACAGGGATTGCACTAGACAATCAAAATTGGATAGAATGCACAGGATGGAAGGATACAACAATTATTGCTAATCACGATCAACGATGGGTGATGGCCGGATGTCCTTATTTTTATGCGTACCGTTTAAAAACTGGAGCATCTAGCTCAACATCGTCGAATACAGCGACAACAACAACTGCAACTGGAAATAAAAACGGTATCGCGATTGACAACGTGTCGAAAGATCAAGCGGTTAAAATGGTGCAACGCATTCAAACACGATATGCATGGACTTTATTGCGCGATCAAGTAAAACGAGTGTTGCAACCAAATAAAGTTTATACTCTAGTTATTTCTTGTGACAGCAAATGGAAATATGAAAATGCAGTAAATCGCTTGAAACAAGAACTAAAGTCATACTATCCAACTTATATGCAGCAAAATATTGCGATTGTTGATGGAGATAAACCTATCATTAAAATTGAAGCTAGGAATCTTAATGATGAACAAAGCAAAAAAATAGAAGGGCATATGCGCAACTTCCTGAAAGATGTATTGTTGGATAGACAAACGTACGCAGAAGCTAATAGCTACGGAACTTACGATGTACGCGTCAAAGGTGAAGGATTTAACGATCACGACGCACCAATCGTCTTGAAAGAAATTCAGGAGATGGGTAAAGCAAATGACGTGAAGATTGACCCGAGCCATATTAAAGGATTTAAGTATTAAAAAATATTGACTCCGATGGAGTGTGTATGATAGTTTTATAGCATCGAAGGTAGCACCTCGATATACCGTAATGACTGACCGATACTAGCTTCTCGGTCAGTCTTTTCATTTTTGAAGCTAAATAGTTGCTCTAAAACTAGTATACGAATACTATCTAAATAGGGATTCCTGATACAGTATCATTGATAGTAATTTAAGAGACTGTGGGGAAGTTCAGGAATCCCTAGTTTATATTCTAACGCTTTGTATGCGTTTGCACAAATAATTCCTTGTACCTTTAGCTCAGTTGGTTAGAGCAGACGGCTCATAACCGTCCGGTCGTAGGTTCGAGTCCTACAGGGTACATCGAGTTTGAAAAACGAACGTAAGTTTGATATACTACAGTAGTAATCTGTCTGGATTATATCTGCTAGAGGCTTTAGAAAACGCTTGTTTTCGAAGCCTCGTTTTGTTTTAATTAAATTAGCAGATAGAAGAAAGAGGGATAACTATGGTTATAAATAAAAATCCAAAACAGCAAAATTACGATTTTTTTCAATTAAAATATTCTTTTGACGATAATGAAAATTATCTTGAGGAGAACAGTTTTTTTCAGGATACCCTGAACTCATTTAACAATGATGAAAATCAAAATATAACGTTTATTGAATGTTATGAAGATGTTTTTGTGGGCGTTAACTACATCGAAAAAGTCAATCTTATTAAGGATGATTATTATTGGGCGTTCTGCTTGTCAAAAGTAGATACATCCAAAGAAGCATCTATAAGTGATGTTAGTTTGCCAGTAATGGAAGGAAGAACTACCTATGCAGAAAAAGCAAATGAAGGTCCGACGATAGACACTGTAATTGCTTTGAATCCATCAACGGGAGTTGTGATTATTCCTCGCAACAATGGAGGGGTTTCTCAAAAACTCTTGCTAAGATATTTATCAAAAGTTACAGGAAAAGATGAAGGTTATCTAAGTATAATTTTAAATAATACTTCTTTAAAGAATATTTCTAATATTGACAGTATTCAAGCGGTAGAATTTTCTGTAAAGAGGATTGTTAATCCAAAAAAACTAGCAAATAAAGGACGGTCTAGGAATGGAGATAGAAAGATAATCGACAAAGTAAAAGCTCGAACAATGAAAGTTGGTTTCTACGCTAGTGGGTTGGATGTAAAAGAAACTGTAAAATGTCTGCAAGAGGTTCTAATGATGAATAAGGATGGCAATAAATCGGTAACTCGGATGCTTATTAATGGCACTCAAGGAGAAGATACTCAAGTCATTGATTTAATAAAAAATAGATTGATATCTCAGGTGAAAGTTGTTCGAAATCAAGAAGGAAAAATAACGATAGCTGCAATGATAGATTCTTTAAAAGAAGCGTACAATGACAATAGAAAAATTTTGATGTTAGATATTTAGTTTGGATTTATATAGGGTGGGGGTGAAGTTATGATAGATTTTTGGAAACGAAATAAGGACATGTCTTTATTAATTCCTTTCTATATTATTATATACTGGAAATTCCCTCTCAACATGATTTCAATGACTACAACTAAATTAGAGTCTTTGAGAGAGATGATGGATTCAGTTCTATCTTTTTCAGCATTAGCAACTGCCTTTCTTTTTTTCGCGGTAACGTTTATTCCAATAATTGCAAATAATACAACTCTATTCACAAAGTTTAAGACAGATCAAAAATTTTTAGAAAGAATAATGTTTGTCTCCTTTATCTTTTTATTTATTTCATTTTTATGTCTACTTTTTATATTCGGTTACATTTACGACGTTTATTTTGGAAAGATATTTTTCTCGATATTTATCTCAGTACTAATGTACGGAATATGGGGAATGTTTGGGCTGTTTTTTGAACTGATAAGAGATTCTATTAAAAAGATTAATACAGATGATTAAAAAGGAAATGTTGTCTTTTGTTTTCTAAAAAAGTAGTTTATTCTAATAATCAATACTATGCTTAGGCAAAATGAAACAATAGTGATTTTTAAGACCCTAGCTCAGCTAAGGTCTTTTTTACACTATGATTTTCCCGCGATTAACACGGTAGCTATATATTGCGATCTTTCGATTATTCCAGCAGAATATCTGCTTATTCTTATGAAGAAGCAAAATAGAGAATAAGGTTTTAATGCTCATTGGAGCCTTTCTGTTCTGGCGAAAAAATATTAGGTTTCCTTCGTCATCAGGCTTAGCAGTAGTCAGTGGAATAAGGGTACTGCCCATTTGTGTATATATTTCCTTTGTATTCCTCATGAAAAGGATTCGCAGTTAGTTGTCTCAATAATTCGCCAGCCTTCATTTCATACCTTCTTCCGTTGGAATCTACTTGATTCAAATTTTAGCATGATACTTGTCTTGCCGACAACTGAATATCTTCTTACAATATCCGTTCCTGATTTTTAAACACGATTTAATTATAGTATGCAGGCTTATATTAAAATTTAATTATAAATAAACAATGTTATTGAGAAACAATAGATAAAACGTTAATATATAAAAGTTGCAATGTCGCTTTTATATATGAAAGGAGAAAATTGAATAATGAAAAGGAAAAAATATGTAGTCGTAACACTCATCATTGTAATAGCTTTTATTGGTTTAGCCGGTAAAAATTATGCAGACAGTATTTTAAAGTGGGGTGGGGAACAGAATATTTCTACCATCAATGATAACTTAGATAAGTTGAATGATTCATTATCAGATAAAGAACAGAAAATCATACAATTATCCAATAAATCAGCAAGTACAGAGGGCCAATTAACTCAATTTCAAAAAGATATTGATAGTTACAAGCAACAGTTAGAAGCTTTGAAAAATGAAAAAAATCAATTAGCTGGAGAAAAAACTAGTTTAGAATCTCAATTAAATAGTAAAAATGGAGAACTTCAATCTAAACAGCAAGAAATCGCAGATAAATTAAAGGAAATTGAGCAGAAAAACCAAGAGATCAATCAGAAAAACCAAGAATTTAATACTAAATTGCAGGATGCACAAAATAAAGCTAATGATTTACAAAATACCATTAATTCACTAAATAACCAGATTAACACTTTAAACAGTGAAAAAAATTCTTTGCAAGCAGAACTGGATTCTACTAAACAACAATTAGCAAGTGCAAACAAAGAAAATTCTAATTTAAAAGCTTATATTGATAAATTAAACAAGGCTAAACAAGATGTAAAAGATACAGCTAACAAGTCTCAACAAATAGTTGATCAACATCAATAAAAGAGAAAAGATTTCTAGCCCACGATAAGTTATTTTCCCATTGCACATGAAACCGTTTCATTGTATACTATTCATATCCTAAAAACATTTTTTTCATTACTTCAGAACGCTCGAACGACCGGGCGTTCTATTTTTTTGAGTAAATCTATCTTGTCAAATGTAACCGCTTGCTGTATACTTTAGTCACCAACAACCCTAAAACACTTTTTCATAATCCTTGGAGCCCTGGACTAATCGGGAGCTCCTTTTTTTTATTGTTTTATGTTGGTAAATTAAAAAGCCCGAAAAATCAGGCTTTTACCATATCAAATTCCATCATAATTTTTGTTTTTCCGATCACAGCGTACTTTTTTACAATGAATTGTTTTCTCTTATTATAATCGCCAGCCACTACAACATTCATGCCGTCTTCTACATCTGCAAGAAAATTCAACGAGTGACCAGCAATCAAGCAGCTAGTATCATCAAGCTTAAAATAGACGAGGGGACGTTCTGAATACTTTAAAATTTTTATGTTACTCGCAATACCATTCATGCTTATCATTTAAACCACTCCCATATTTTAGTATGTAGTAATCAAAATTATGAAGACCGTTAGCTTTTCTACAATAAAAAGCGAAGCATTTCTCTCCAACTTCATTTATTCGATTTGGCCCAAAATCCCAAATGATCGTTTCAAGTTCTTCAAAAGTAATATAGCCTTGTTCATACGCTAAAATTGAATTCATTTTTCTTCACGTCTTTCAATCCGTTGATAAAGATATTTATAGAGTTTAGGTCTCGGATACTCTTCATTTATTGAAACTTCAAAGTAGAATACGTGATCCAATCCGTCTATTGTTTTATGGCCGGGAATTCTAAATTTTGATATATCCCGTTCGTTCATCAGAAATAGTAGTTCATCTTTCACAGCAAAAAAAGGAACGTCGGTTGAGACAACCCTCATGAAATCTGTGGCCAATTTTTCCATTAACTGTGGGTTATAACAAAACTGCATATCACTTGGATCAACTATCAT